TATCATTAATTATTAAATCTCTTTAATTATTTCACAACCAACTCTTTCTTTTATAATGTCGCAATACTTCTCGTCTTGTTCAATTAAGATAAAGTTGCGGTTGGTATTTTTACAAGCTACTCCAGTCGTTCCTGAACCTGCGGTGTTATCTAAAACTAAATCTCCTTCATTGGTGTAGGTTTTAATAAGATATTCAAATAAAGCTACTGGTTTTTGGGTGGGGTGAACACCGTTATTCGCATTATCTCTTGAAAAGTATAAAAGGTTATGTTTCTTCTTATGCGTGTACCAAACATACTTTCTTGAACCATCAGGATTTAGATTATCAGATGTGATGCCACCACTATCACTTTTTTTAATTGGAAGTGCACGCTTGTATGGTTTATCTAATTTTTCGCCTTGACTATCATAATTTGGTTGTCTTTTATAGAAAACACAAATTTCTTCAATTTTTCTCAATGGTTGTTTTCCGCCAAAAGCAAATCCAGTTCCTTTTTCTTTTTCCCAATACCAACAATACTTGAATAACTTAATATTGGAGTTTATCAGTGCAGTAGTGAACGGTTGACTAGCCGTAAGCACAATCGCCCCATTGTCTTTTATAATTCTCTCGTACTGCTCCCATAACGGTTCAAATGGAATAACCACATCCCACTTACAAGCCGTTGTGCCGTAAGGTAAATCACATAAAATCATGTCTATTGATTTTGATTCAATATCCTTCATTTTTTCTAGGCAATCACCATGTATAAGTTGCATCTTTTCTCCTTAGTTGACTATCCGTGTAACAAGCCACTGCGGTTACACGGTTGGCAATCCATCTAACATCATTTCTTGCTCAAGTGTTTCAATGTCGCTCATTTACAGCCCTCCATAAGCCGAAGCAAAAAATCCGGATTTTGAAAAATCCATTCTTCGGTAACAACAACCTGCTGATTATTCCGGCGCTTAACAGGCGCGCCGCCGGAACTTGCCAGTAACTTATAAAGCCCAACAGCCGAAACGTCTGTATCGATTGCAGCCGAAAAGACTGAACGATAGCGCACGCCGTTAATGTAAATCTGACGCCCGTTCGCCGGGCTGTCTGTTTTGTTGACATACATTTAGCACCTCCTAAAAAAAAAGCCTTTGATTTTCAGCGCTCCAGGGAGCCACCCTGATGCTGCCCCGTACTTTAGGCAGGCGCGAACGCTGAAAATCAAAAGCTTTTCAATTCAAAATTGACAAGTACGATTTAAGAACAAAATGGCTTAATTTTTGTTCAAATTACTTATCGGAAATATGTATATATATATTAATTCCCTAAACGGAATTTTTGTCAAGTTTTTTTTTAAATTTATGCTATTATTTTTTAGTTATGAAAGATGAAATAAGTGATTTAGCAACAAAAGTGAACGCATTAATGTTAAAAAAGGGTTTAACACGTAAAGAACTGGCGGCTGAAGTCGGTGTAGCTGCCAGTTTTTTTGTACACATCGCTGATGGGCAAATGCCAGCGGCAGACAAATTTTGCAAGCTCGCAAACGCGCTTGACGTTAGTGCTGAATGGTTATTGTTTGGCAAAGATGCAATTATGCCAAGCTGGGTAATTGACCTTGCAACAATTTGTAACAACTTTGATGATACCGACAAGAAAACGATTATTGCTTTTGCTGAATTTTGCCAAGACCAAAAAGACAAATTCAAAACGTTAAACAAATCAAATGATTTAGACTTAGTGATTGCATTCAGCGAGTTTTTGAAAAACCGCAAAACAGGCCGTTTCGGCGTTGTCATTCAGCGCTATCAAGACCGCCTGCAAAAGCTCAAAGAAGAGCACGAAAAGCCCAAATAATTTTTTTAATCGCAACAAAAATCGCAACATTTCGAGCGCATTATGTAAGCAATAGTAAGGCTATTTCTTTATTTTACGCACAAAACCGCACACAGTAAGCAATAGTAAGGCGGTGTTGGTTTGCTCTTAATCTGTGGGTCGCAAGTTCGAACCTTGCATGGCTCAAATAAAGGGGTGTGTATCTCATTGTTAAGCAATGAGATACTAGCCAACACTCCCTTGCTATTTTGATACGTACTTTTTTAATCGCAACGAATTAGCAACAGGGAGCAATATGTCCACAACAATTTATCACGTCTTTCGCCGCCATGTTAAAAGCGGTAATAAGCTAGTCTGGCGTTATCATTATTGGTTTGAAGACGTTCAAACCGGCAAAAGAGTAATTTGTGTTTGCAAAAATTGCACAACACGCTATGCAGCTGAATTGTATGTTCAAGCCTTAAACGAAAAGCACAATTCAAAAAAAATCAAAGATATTGCACAAAGCATGTTTTTACCCGGCAGTGACCATGTTAAGCGCCGCCAGCAACTTGGCAAAACCATCAAAAAAGAGACACTTAAAGAAAGCCGCCGTTTTATTGAGCATATTATAGACCAGTTTGGACAATGCGACATTGTAGATTTAACGCCTAAGATAGTTGTAAATTATTTATTCGACGCCCGCCGCAGCGCGAGGATGACAAATTATTACAATAGACCTGATTTACTAATGGCAATTGAGACGTTAAAGCCAGCTGTAAAAAAGTTGAGCGAAAATTAAAGCACTTTTTTGAACCTTGAAGCATTAAGCCTTTATGCTTCGGGGTTTAAAAACTCATGCTAAAATTAAATATTTATATTATAAATAAATACAAGCACTAAAAAACCTTGCAAAAAATCAGTTAAAAGCACTCATTTATCAATTTTTTGCAAAATTGCATTTTGCCCTTTTATCTACACAATATTTTTTACACAGCTTTTTTACATCTTTCTAAATCTTTATATTATATATATTTATTATTATTCTATTTTTTTAATGTAAATGTAAAAAAGTTTTATAAAAAGTATAATAAGATTAAAAAAAAATTATGGGAAAAAGTTTTTTAAATCTATAAAGAGTTTTTGAAACTCAAAATATTTTTTACAAAAAGCTTTCTAAAATCGTGTAATTCTTTACTAGAAAAAGATTTATAGAGCTGTAAAAAAGTGTAAAAGATTTACAGAAAAATGCTGAAAACCTTTTAAGTGCTGAAAATGCCTGTTTATCAGCCGGAAAAAACACAACAACAAGCTACCAATGGCAGTTATCAAGCAATTTTTTACAGCTGGAACAAAAAAAGATGCCAAAAAAAAGTGATTTAGGTAAAAGCAAACTGTTTTTAATTTTTGTTTATTTTCAAGAGTTAAAAAAAAATATTTATTTTAAAAACGTAATTTTTTTTATTACAAAACAAAGGTTCTGTTAGCCGTATATACCATGTGCAATTATTCGGTGCGAGTGTCCTTCGTCAATGGTGCGTCAACTTTTTTGTGCTGGTTTACTCTTTTTTAATTTGTTTATAGCTTTCAATGGTAAACCAAGTTAACCTTGTCTTACTATGGAAGTGAGTAAGGCTGATTTTGCGCGCATGGCCGGAGTAAGCAAAGCCGCAATTAGCAAAAAATCAAAAAATAAAAGATTAATCGTCAACAGCGCGGGCTTTATCGACACAGATAATCCTGTGAACCGCATGTATCTGGAAAAGCACCAGCGCAAAGCACAAGCAAAAGCGCTTAACACAGGCATACCAGCCACGCCTGCAATGTCTGGCGCTTTGCCCGGCATTTTGCCCGGCCTTTCAGCTGGCGCAACAGCACCCGGCGGCGCGCTTTCAGCGCAACCAGCGCAACCCGCGCTTGATGTTGCGCAGCTTGAGCCGCCTGCACAAACCGCGCCCGGCGCAGCCCTATCGGCACAGCCCATGCAACCAACACCAGCCGCATCAGCGCGCCGTACAAGCGCGGGCAACATAACCGTTAGCGCTGGCTATGTAACAGACGCAAATAGAATGCTCAACATGACCTTGCGCGAGCTACTGCAAAACTATAACGGCTTAGACGGTGTTGAAAAATATGCAAAAATCTTGAAAGACTTAATGGCAGCCGATGAGCGCGCTCAGCGCATACAAGAGCGCCGACGGCTGCAAATACCAAAAGATTTTGTCATTAGCCGCCTTTTCGGCTACCTGAATCAGCAAAACAGCCGCCTCTTAGATTTGCCTGAAAGCATGGCAGACCAAGTGATAGCGCTTGCCCAAACCGGCGCGGCCCAAGCTACAACAGCCCAAACCGGCGCGCCCGCCCCACAATCAAGCGCGCCTGTCGCACCCACTACAGCACCACAAGCAGACACAACACTACAAACCGGCACAACAAACCCGCAAGAAATTGCACAGATTGCAGATGTGGCGCTTAGTGTCGAATCAGTGCTAATCGAAAACAACATAAACCCGGATGTTGAAACAGCTGTGTCATTAAATGATACACGACAAAAAATAGTGAATTATCTACGTGACAACATAACGCGCTGCATAGGCGGCGCAAAACAAGCCGTGATAAGCGAATTAAAAATGCTGCAAGCAAAATATTCTGAAGCTGATAACACACAAGACCAATTAAACGACATATACGAGGCATTGAATGAAAATTAAATTTAAGATTTTTCGCCGTATTGCGAATGAACCGCAATACAAAACAGCCGGTTTTGTTGGCGCTGATGTTTGCGCCGCTGAAAATGTCATTTTGCCGCCGGGTGCAACCAAATTGATAAAGCTTGGTATTGGTGTACAAGTGCCGCGCGGTTACGAACTGCAAGGAAGACCGCGTTCAGGCTTAACCACACAAGGCGTGATAGTGCATCTTGGCACAATCGATCAAGATTAACGTGGTGAAATTTGCGCGATAGTTACAAACATAAATGCTGAACCCTATGAAGTGACATACGGCCAGCGTGTTGCACAAATTGTTGTTATGCCCATCAAGAAAGTGCAATTTATCAAAAAGCCAGCCTAACACAAACAAAGCGCGGTGCTGGCGGTTTTGGTTCAACAGGAAAATAACAGCATCTAGGCCGGTGTCTGCCTGCATCGGTTTAGACTTGATTTGTACAAGGCAGAGGGAACAAAATGACAACAAACGAATTATTCTGCAAGAGTTGGGACGCGCCATACAAGCACGGCGAAAAATACAAAGGCAGTTATGGTTTTTGGCGTGACGGCGAAACATTGATTTTAAGCTTTCAGCAGACCGTACAAGACCAAGACTGGCGGCAAAATTTCAAATTCACAACGATAGAAACAAGAAATTTCGGCAATGTTCATAAGGGTTTTTATCAACAATTTACAGAAATTTATCCGGCAGCTGAAACGGAACTGCAAAGCTACAAAGGCACATACAAGCGCTTAATTGTTGAAGGCTGGAGCCAAGGCGCTGTACTTGCGATGATGTTTTACGAAGCTTCTCTTGTTGATGCAACGTGCATCGTTTACGGCGTGCCAAACTTTTTAAAAGGCGAAAAAGACAAAAGGAAATGGGCAAGAAAAGACATTATCGAAATCCGCAATAATTGCGACATTTTTACGCGTCTTGCGCCGTGGCAGACCAAGCCCGAAACGCAGTTACAAAGCTTTGATACTTTCAACCTAATTGACGCAATAACAAAAATCGAAGAAAAGCACACGAGCTATATATATTACAACGGAGAGGAAGTTTAGTTCCTTACATAAGGAAAATGGACGTAATAAAAGGCGATATAGATTTTTTAATTTCTCAATTTGCAACATTGCTTGAAAAGCGTGAATTCAAACTGCCAAGCGTTTACGCGGAAGAGGTGCGCTATCTTGATAAAGAGCTGACGCCGTTTCCTGGCAAATTCAGCTTTGACCGTGCGCCGTTTTTCCGCGAAATCGTCGATTTGTTTGCACCTGATAACCCATGCCGAAAAGTTGTGCTGCTTAAAGGCAACCAGATGGCAGCCACAACTTCAGTTCTTGAGCCGGTGCTGCTTTATTACATCGGCTGTAATCCGGCGCCGCAATTGCTTGTTGAACCAGATGATGATATGGCAAAACAAGCCATGAATACAAAAGTTGACAGAATGATTGACGGCGCAAATTTGCGCAACTTAATTTTTGCACAGGCGCGCAAAGCCGCCGGATCTCGTTCTACTGGCGATACAACCCTGAAAAAAGAATATCCGAGTGGTTATTTGCACGCTGTTAGTGCAAAAACGCCAAAGTCATTCCGCAACTTTTCATACAAGATTATTCTCGTTGATGAGTTAGACGCTATGCCAGACCGCTTGAAAAACGAAGGAACAATCGAGGGGCTTGCAGAAGCGCGCGCTGATGCCTACCCTAACAGCAGCAAGATTCTTTTTCAATCGACACCGACAACCGAACAAGGCAGTAAAATCTACAAGCAATATTTACTCGGTACGCAAGAAAAGTATTATGTGCCGTGCAAATTTTGCGGCCAGTATATAACGCTAGAATGGGCAGTCTGGAACGAAGCAAAAGAAAAAATAGGCGGCATTGTCTGGCAGAATGATGAAAACTTTGAACCGATTCTTGAAACCGTCGGCTACCAGTGCCCGCATTGCAAGGGCATTATGAAGAATTTTCACAAGGCTGAAATTATTCCGAAAGGCAAATGGATAGCGTTAAACCCGAAACCAAAAGAGCAGAACACACGTTCCTTTCACATTTCGCCGTTGTACAACATGCCCGGCCTTTTCAGCTGGGAAGATTTTGTCAAGCAGTGGGCTACTTGTTGGGACATTAAAAACAATCGTGTTAAAGACAAAGAGCGCTATAGAGTTTTCCGCAACTTGAAACAGGGCTTGCCGTTCCGCGAGATGAATGAGCAGATACGCTACGAAAAAGCAGTTTTGCACCGGCGTTTTGGTTTTGCGCGCGGCAAAGTGCCTAACCTTATGGCTATACATGATAGCGGCAGCCATATTTTAATTGCCATTTGTTCCGTGGACGTTCAGAAAAATAATTTGTTTGTTGATGTTAAAGGCTATTCTGCTGGCGGCGTTACATGGACGCTAGATTTTTTCAGCATAGACGGCCCAACAGAAGACTTTGGCGGTGTTTGGGATAAGCTGGCTGACTTTATTGAAAACAAGGTGTATGAAGGTGACGACGGCAAGAAATATCGCATTGCCTTAACGCTTGTAGATAGCGGCCATTATACAGATTGGGTGTATAGTTTTTGTCAGCGTTTCAGTGCCGGTGTTTTTGCCTGCAAGGGTATCGACTGGATTAGAAACGGCGAAACATACCAGCGCTTTACAAAATCAACACTTGATAAAATTGGCTTGCCGCTTGCTTATCACGTCAACACAGGCAAACTTAAAGACCGCATAAGCCGTTCGCTAAATATTTTGGAATGGAACGAAGACGAAAAGCAGCCCGCGTGGTATCCTAATTTTGCAGAAGATTTTAGAGACGACTATTTTAAAATGTTTGAAGCTGAAGAAAAAGTTGATGTTATTGATAAAGCTACGAATCAATGGGTTAAGACAATTTGGCGTGCAAAATTTGGCGCACCAAACCATGCTTTTGACACTTATGTTTATAACTTGGCCGCGCTCGAAATCTTTGCAGAAGACATTTGCCGCCATGAACTGCAATGCACCTGCATCAACTGGCAGGCGTTTTGGCAATATGCCAAAATGAATGTTTTTTGCTACGATTAATTTGACACAAAAGCGAAAATTGAATTATAATAAAGGCGTGTTAAAATTAAGGTATCAATCCTTATGTTTGCCGGGCGGTGCGTTGCATTTGCCCGGCTTTTTTTATAGTTTTCATTTTTTTAGTAAGCAAAACTAAAAGAATGAGATACGGCATTCCATACAAGGGCAGCAAATCGCAGATTGCACAACAGATTTTTAAACTTTTCCCGCCAGCCGATAATTTTTATGATTTGTTTGCTGGCGGTTGTGCGATGACACATTATGCGCTTAAACATAAGAATTACAAAAAGATTGTTTTGAATGACATAAACCCAAAACCAACACAGCTTTTTAGAGATGCAATAGATGGAAAATACAAAAATGAAACACATTGGATAAGCCGCGAAGATTTTTTAAGACTTAAAGACACAAACGCATACATCCGTTATTGCTGGAGTTTTGGGAATAACGGCGAAGACTACATGTATAGCCGTGAAATTGAACCATGGAGAAAGGCTTTACATTTCGCGCGCGTGCTTGGTGATTTTTCTTTGCTTAAAGAAATAGGCATAGAAAGCGCATCAAGTTCATGGATAATCAACCATCAGGCAGAATGTAAAGACAAATACATTAAATGGTATACCGCAAAATTCTTACAAAACCCTGTTGACACAAACGAAGCTATATGCGATGCCCTTTTAGGGGCACGGCTAGAAGCTCTTGAGCGTTTACAAAATCTTGAGAGGTTGCAGAGGTTGCAGAGGTTGCAGAGGTTGCAGAGGTTGCAGAGTTTGCAGAGTTTGCAGGGAGATTATTCTGCAATTGAAATTGCGCCGCGTTCAATAATTTATTGCGATATACCTTATCAAGATACAGACGAATACGATAATCAAAGCTTTGATTATGACCGCTTTTTTGACTGGTGCGCAAAGCAGACTGAACCGCTTTTTATCTCCAGTTACGATATGCCACAGGAGCGTTTTGTTTGCATAGAAAAAATCATGCACAAAAGCCTTTTATCTGCAACGTCAAATCACGATATTATCGAAAAAGTTTTTATCCCGAAACATCAAGCAAAAAGCTACACCTTGCCAGAATCTTTGTTTAATTTTGACGAAATGGGTTTTTGTAATTAACCAGATTGTTTATAGTTTTGTTTGTACGGTGCGCTTAAAATTGCCTTATGGTTATCATTGACGGCTATACAGACGAAGACAGCGCAGAATTTTGGCAAGATGAACTGAAAAACTGCAAAATTCTCTTGCAAGAACTCGACAAAGCAATTTATGCACTTATCAAAACGGGTGTTGTATCTTACACAATAGACACAGGTCAAGACCGGCAGACCGTAACTCGTGCGGATATTACCAATCTCCAAAACCGCCGCACTGCACTTTTAATTGAAATCAGCACACTTGAAAACCGTCTTGGTCTGCATAGTGCCGTCAAGCAAATTGTACCATTTTTTTAAGGACGTCAAAAAATGGAATTTGTCGAAAAAACAATTGGAAATTATTCAGCATTTTTAACCACGGAAATTAACGAAATTTGGAATGGCGAAAAATTTCCCGGAAGTTTTGGCGCAACAAAGATTTTTGATTGCGTTGATTATTGGACTTTGCGCCAGAGGAGCGAACAGCTTTTTAAAGAAAATATCTATGCAAAAGGCATTGTGCGCCGCTTGCTTAGAAACGAAATTTATACAGGCCTTATTGCAGATGCAAGCATCAATGGCACTATCTGCTATCCGAAACTTGACACGATTGATGCAGAAGACCTTGCGATAAAATACAGCGAAACTTTGACTGAACATTTTAGACTTTACAGCGAAAGCACTGATGTCTTTGACTACCGCAAGCAAATGACTTTCGGCGAATGGCAGAAACAGGTGCGCTTTGAAAGCCTTATTTGCGGCGATGGAATCATTGTTTCAAGAATCAACAAAGCTACAAACCTGCCGTGCTGGGACTTTATCAACGGCAATCATATCAAAGACCCGATTAATTACACACCACGCAACGGCAACACAATCACACACGGCGTTGAGCGCAATGCACAAGGCCAGCACGTTGCTTATCATGTGGAAACAATCAGAGACGGCAAGCTTTATATGGAGCGCATACCAGTGCGCGGCGAAAAAAGCGGACGCTTGATCGCTAAAATGGTTTACGGCACAGAATACATGCTTGATGAAGTGCGCGGCGAACCGCTTTTAAGCTGCATCTTGTACATGCTCAAAGAGCTTGACCGCTACCGCGATGCTGAAGCGCGCGCTGCCGTTGTAAACGCAATGCTTGCGCTTTTTGTTAAAAAAAATGTGAATTCACCATTAGGCAGCCGTCCAACAGACAGCTTGGC